CAAATGGATTGAACATATTTTTATAGGCAATAAACAATGCAACTAAACCTGCATACCACAATAACGCCGTGTTTCTTACCGAGATGTTATCAATCGCTATTAATGTGGTAATTGGCATCGCGAAAATAATAGCTAACCCGACCTTGGAAACCAGTGAATTCATTACCGGATTTTTCAGATTTGACCACGCAAAATATTCAAATAGCTGAATAGACGCGAATCCAAGAACAATCAAATACCCGTAAATATCATTAAAAAACGGGGTTTTGTATTTAGTAAACGTATTCGTATACCCGATAAATAACATTCCTAAACAAGCAAATAAAAAAGTATTCAGTGATACATCCTTATTCCAACACATTTTCCTTTCCTCTCTAATAAAGGTATCTATATTTTTTTTTATTTCATTGCCTAACAAATTAATTGAAAGAATTTGATCGTCAGGCGAAATGGTATAATATAAGAATCAACCATATTTGCCTCGTTTACGTTATATTATTTAAGTTCTCATCTTCTTTTTCGGAGGGGCACTATCATCTAACAATGGTTTATAAACGTCAATCTCGTCTACCCTTCTTATTTGACACGGTCCTAGCATTCTAATAAGTTCTTCTAATTGCTTAGTCCTCTCTATCATTCGGTCAAGACTCATTATTACGGTCGAACTCTTAATAGCAAAGTTTTCCCGAAGGCGATCAATATCATCATCAAATGACAACATAGCGGTGTTTGCGTGGTTTAGATGCCTAGAGGTGTATTTCAATTTTTACACCTTTGCGCATTTCATAAACTTGTGAAATGCGCATGGTAACGTTGCCATTGCACATTTACACCGATGAACATTTAAAATGGGACAAACCGCTTGAGCGGTTTGCCTTTTAATTGATTTATCGGTAACGTTGCCCTTAAAAATCTAGTGGAACGCCCAAAGGGCGTCCCATTTTAAATCTTCAAGGGTGTAAATTTCCCAAAATTAGGCGATTTAAATGTGCAATGGTGTAATTAGTACACAGGTTCCTCTCATCATTTAGAGACAAATTCCGAAAAGTTTTGTATAAAGCTATACTATACAAATAATGAACACATCCGATTCCTCTAATAAAATATATGGTATTCCAAACGGCGTATCCTATGGTCAAAACGAACGCGTGGAGGACCTGAACACTCGCATTAATTCACGCAATACTTCGGATTATGCTCTTCCGCCCAATTTTGATCCGAGACCCGTACAGTCACGTTTCACCATGTTCCCGGCGCTAAACTCGCGGCGACCTGTTGCGACAAAGATCGAATCCAACTATGATTATGCAGCGGAAACGAATTTTACGCCGCCACTGGGCGGACGTGGTCCCGTGTCCGGATTTCTGAATCATGTCGACGCGGAGTCGAATTTAAGGAATCAATATTTTGCCTTACAAAAGGGCGCAGGTCAAGGAGTTTATATTCCTAGCTCCAAGAGTGACCTTTATAGGGTAACCGTTCCGTATATTCCCGGAGAACAAACACACCCCCTGTTATTTGAAAAGAGCCAATTCGATTCCCGATTGCATCCCAATATAGTATCGGCTCCGGCAGTGGGAAAGGACGTCTTTAATAATTACACAAGAGTCCAATTAAGAAGTTCCGAACCGTAATTTTTCATATTGTTATACTATAGTACAACCATGTTTTCATTTATCAAATCGATTATTAGTTCGAGAGATCCAAAAAAATACTGGCTTCATACGCTTATCATTTTAGGAGTATTATTATTAATCGTTACATTTTATCATCGCCAGGATTTATCTCCTTACTACGAGGGATTTTCACAGGATCCACAGTTTGTATTGAAACAAGATCAAGAAGTATACGACGATTTCTACGCGAAAATATACGACCGTTTAATGTTGACCGATAAACGCGTGGATTTCGAGATCGATCAAATTATTAAAATGACGCAGCCGTCACCTAATAACAGTACATTCTTGGACATAGGGAGCGGAACAGGAGATTTAGTTGCAAGATTACAAGACCAGGGTTATCACGTTTATGGTATCGATAAATCGGAAAAAATGATAGAATGCGCCGAATCTAAGCACGGAGAACACATTCAGATAAAATGCGCCGATGCGCACGAACCCATGCTTTACGAAAAGGGATCATTCACGCATATTCTTTGCATGGGTCTCACAATCTATCAGTTCCAAGATAAACGAATTTTCTTTAAAAACTGTTATAATTGGTTACAGCCCGGGGGATATTTAGTGGTTCATTTAGTCGAACGAAATCATTTCGATCCGATTATACCTGCCGGAAAACCGCCGCTCTTGGAAGCACCGCAAATGTATTCCGATAAAAGAATCACCGACACCCTGATTGACTTTATCGACTTTACATATAAAGCCGCATTCCAATTCGATGATTCCAAGAAGACCGCAGTCTTAAAAGAGACGTTTACTGACGGAGTTTCCAAGAAGGTAAGGCAAAACGAATTGGTTATGTATATGGACGACATGGATGCGATTATGAAAATCGCCACGTATTGTGGATTTTTAGTCCAAGGTCAAGTCAATATGAAAAATTACAATCACGACGAGCATCAATATATTGTTGTTTTCGAGCGACCCCAAGGCGTTTAAACTACGCCTTGGAAACCCCCGTAAAATATAGTTATGTATGAATATCTATGTTTTCTTTCGATATTATCAATATTAATACTCGTATTCGCTTATATCAAAATCCGTTATCCTTTCTGGAATATTCAACCGGTTTATCATACTTACGATTATTGGCGATGGTTTTACAAGACGCCGTTTTTGATACAACGGAGCGCACCACGCGGTAGCAGTAAAACCAAATTCTATTCTAAAAATGTGAAAACGATCGCATATTCGGACGCCACCGATGAAGATAAAACGAAACTCGTAGATTTAGTACAATGTTATTGGAGTTTATCGGATAGAATTTTGATAACAATGGATTCTGAATACATACATAACATATTAACTGGACACAATCACCCGTCTTATATATCGTTTTATAACGACGTCGTTTTTGGTTTGATTCCAAAATCCGATGACGACCCGGATTCATTATTAACGCGCCAGGACTATCCCATCGGATGTATGGTTTCTTATCCTACGAGAATATTCATGTGGAACCAAGAAGGAAATTCTATAGAGACACCTGCTTATACATGGGATCTGTTATGCATTCATCGAGAACACCGGGAAAAACTATTCGACCGACAGATCATTCAAACCCACGAATTTAATCAACGTCTAATGAACTCAGAAATAAGCGTCTCTTTCTTCAAACGCGAAGAAAAATTGTGCGAGGGAATTGTTCCGCTGGTCGAGTTCAAAACCTGCATGTTTTATTTGCGAAATGTTCGAATCCCGCCACTATTACCGAATTTTTTAGTTACGAGGATTCATGAACAAAATCTTGGAATCCTATCGGATTTCTTGTACGGAATATCTCATACCACAAGCCCAATGTTTCGACTTTGCGCTTTTCCTGAGATGGGTTCGCTAGTCGCTAAAATTAAGGCGCAGCAATTATATGTATATGCACTGAAACATAAGGACGATATACACGGGGTTTATTTTTTCAAGAATTCCAAGGTTGTTTACGAGGAATTAGAAAACGGAAATTTATTGGAATGTTCGGCGACGGTTAGTAACACCCGACACGATGGGGTGTTTTTTGCAGGGTTCTTGCATGCTTTACGCGGTGTATTAGACAACGCGAAAAACTCGGAGAAATTCGAATATAAATTAATAACGTTTGCGACACTCGGTCATAACGGAAAAATCTTGGAAAAATGGCGGTGGAAATACACGCCCATCGTGGAACTAAAAGCGGCGTATTATATTTATAACATGGTTGTTCCAGGGACACCGTTTTCGCAAGACTCGGTAATGGTATTGTGAATTGTTAGCGTATATATTTACCGGCGCGGGCAAAAGAATCAACAATGAAAATAATGAAGACACCCAAGAACATATATAGCAAAAACTCCTCTGTTATATTATTTGTCTTCTCATTATGCTGGTCTTCTAGCATATGAATCATATAATTTATTTTTTCCATAATTTTACCATCGAGAGCATATGATAAAGGTGCAGTCATCGACTGCGTTGTGGTGTGAATAGAATTTCTTGGAGCCTCATAGCTTGTTCTATAATTACTGTATAAACCTCCTAAATTCTGAAGATTAGGCGCGTAATTTTCTGAATTTGCGTTTTGGTTTGTCTGCCTATATATCCTAGCCGGATTAGGCTGAACCGGTCCAAGAATTTCATTGTCTGCAAATTTATTAACTGCGTTTTCTGAATCCGATCGTTTTTGAATAGAGGGATTCGCAATAGGGGTAAAATCCGCGAGTTTATTTCCGTCATTGTCTCCGGTAAGTTGGTTGATAAGTTGCGAAACACGATTGCTTCTGTCTTCCAGATTATCTTGAGTTGTTTGGATAGACTCTGGAACTTGTGATTCTAAATACAGTTTTTCCTCAGAGACGTAGCCTGTAGATTCTTCTGGCGTTGGAGGCTTCTTCATAGTCTTTCTCAAAGAAGGAATTCTCTTTTTTGTTATAGTTTCGTCATTTGTCCATGGAGATGCCGATGATATTAAAGACATTCCTAAAAAATATAATTCTAAATACTTAAAAAATGGATAGATAATTATTTTACACCTTTTACACCTTTCAACATTCTAAACACCGACCCTCCACCTGGATTCGAATGTTTTCGGGCAGACGTTAAGGTGTAACCAATAAATTGCCTGTTTATGCAGCCATAGTTCTAAATTTGATAGAATTATGCCACTTCCACCCTTGAATGAAAGGCGCAAAACCAACCGTTTGCGGATATGAACAAAAATATAGGCGTATAGTAGTTAGTTAATCTATTTTTATGAAAAAAAACACCGCGATTTATTTAGCTGAATTTATTCCTATTATTTTGTTTTATATTTTTTTTGTGCATTCAGATGAAATGCTCGACTTTAGCAATACTCTATTAGGAAGAGCGTTTGCCGTTGGATTAATCGTTTTTTATTCTAGTATTAATACGATATATGGAATAGCCATGTGTATTCTCGTTATATTCTTTTACCAGACTGATATGGTTCAAGGAAATGCGTCGTTTTTACAAACACCTGAATTTTATGTATTTGATATGTCGACGAGAGAAGGGTTTGATCCTCCATCTGTGGTGAACGAGTTTAGAAAAGAAAATTGCTCGGGATCTCAGCTCATGCACAAAAATAAACCAGTTAGAAATGAAAACGCACATCATTTATTCCCCGAATTGAAATTTTCCCCGAACTTTGCATGCAATCCCTGTGACCCAGGTTGTAAGATTTCCATAATTGAATCACGTCTGAGTGCTCAAGAAGAATTAACATATCCCAAACCTTCAGACGACTGGGTAAATGGCGTTTGGAGAACGTGGTTTGGATCCGACTCTCAAAATACACCGTCTCCTAGATTCTCGGAAGCGTTTGGTGCATTTTAACCCTTGACGAGTTTATAAATTATGTCACTATAAGTTAATATATGGTAAAAAAGGAAAAGATTAAATCCGCTCCTATATATGATTTTTTCAACTATTTGCACAAAAACATACAAGTAATAAACGGTTCAAAAATATTCGCGGGTCTCATGATTATTATACTTAATATTGCATCCAAATTCGTAACTTTTAAATTGAGTAAATCGATAGAATCTTATTTAAAACATACATTTAGCCGTCAAGTTTTAGTATTTGCTATAACATGGATGGGAACTCGAGATATTTATATAGCATTCGGCATGAGCTTTGTTTTTATTATATTCACGGATTATTTATTGAATGAAGAAAGCAATTTTTGCTGCTTACCCACAGAATTCACTGAATACCACGTGAATTTATTAAACGAGGATCCAACAAATATAGTTACACAAAATACAACACCGACTGAGAATAGAAATTATACCGCGCCTCTCAGTGACGATTCAAAACACGCCATTATAACAGACGATGACATTGCAAAAGCCCAAGAGGTTTTAGATAAAGCTAAAAAGCAGAATGCAAAATTAACTTTTCAACCATTCAATTCCTCATAAAAATATTATTATAATATAACAAGACATTGATATATTATATGAACATTTCAACTATAAAAATTATATTGGACACAAATGTGCCAGGTGGAATGATCGCCACATTAACGCGAGATTTTTTATATATACCCGAAGAAGCCGACGAAGAAAAAGATAAAAGCGAAGAACGTAATGAAAAGACGTCACAATATCCGTTTTTCACAATGGACGTTGAATATCCCGCAGGTGAGATCAAAGAATTGGGACGCAAAGAGAGCGTCGATTTTTTTTTTAACGAAGGGATATTTAAGCGGAAATTATTCGGTTTAACGCGCGCCTCAACGGATAGTGATAAACATAAAAATGCCCATCGAAATGTGATGACTATGTTAGGAATACTATTTCCTACGAATTTGCCCATAAAGTCAAACATCCATGACTCATTTAAGGAATTTATTGAACATTCGCCTACCCCAATTCCGTCTAGCTCTATTATACCTAGTTTTCTTCAAAATTTATTTTCCAAGAGTGACGACGACCAATTTAGTTATCTTCAGATTGGTGGAGCAAAATATACTACTATAAAGGTTATGTGGGTCAATGATATAATAAACCACCCCGAATATAGAAAATTGTTGGATTTGGGATCACGCACATGGGAGTGGTGGAACAAAGGCGAAAAGGCGAAAATTGAGAAAAAAAACAACGACGATAAAACAAAAATAAAAAAAATTATTGATGAAGCCGAAAAAAAGGGGATATTAACTAAAATAAACTCGGAGTATGATGATAGATTGATAGAGAGATATCCTAGTTCTATTCAGCCATTTCTTCGAGAAATTAGAGATAAATTAAAGGTATTGATTGCAGAAGGAGATATTAATAATATAATAAAACTTATTTCTGACATATCTGATTATGAAAATGAGGCGGCTAGAATGTCACAACGATCTTCCACAAGTGTTATACCTTATGTCTTGAAAAAGGAACCCTATAATTTCGAAGCAATGCAAAAACTTGCCGCAAAAATAAAAATAACAGATGACGTTATTGCATTTTTTGATAGTCCTCATGATTACTACGAATTGTTTGAAGAGAAAAAAGAAGATGAGAAATCCAAAGAGGAGATTAAAAACCGTAATCTAAAAGCGGAAATTCAAAAATACCCTAGATTCATGGAATTTATAAAATTGGCGTATTCTTTTGTTAAACCAAGAAAACCGAGCAATCCATCGTTAGCTAATATGATCAAATATTATTTAAAATCGGGAAAGGGAAAAAAAAATAATTTGGCAGAGGAAATGAATGAAGTACATGAAATTTATCTGGGAGAAGACGGCGCATCAAGAACAAACACTTTAGACATCGGAAAATTGGAGATTGGTGTAGATGAAATTAAAATATCAAGTTCAGAGAAAAAAAAAGAAGATGGATCAAAACAACGCGATTCTACATTCGAAATTTATCTCCAACTCGATGTCGTGAAGGGAATCTTGGACGCAAAATCGATGAGTACTGTGAAATGCCTTTTTAGGAATTCTTTTTCTAAAAAAATGTATTACGCATTAAAGCGAAAAAATAAACACGAATCTGAGATTGATAAGGCAAGTAGATTATATTTGGACATTGATGTTCTTAAACAAGAATCAAAAAAACTCGAAACTAAACAGGCTCAAACCAATGACCCCCCCGTTCCTGAGAAAAAAGGAGGATACCGAGCATCTCGAAGGAGAATGAAAACTCGGAGGAAAAAAGACTATTTTAAATATAGAAAGACATTACGCAAATAATACGTTTAAGTGAATTGGGCGACTCCGTTATTGAATGATCCCACCTCGTCTCCGACGTCTCCATCTTTGTCGATGGAATAGATAGTTCCTGTTTTTTCATTTGTCGTGAAATACTTTTTTCCTCGAATCGTAATCTCATAAACCTCTTCTTCATCTTCAACCTGAAGAGTTTCCTCCTCTTCCTCCTCAGCCTCTTCCTCCTCAGCCTCAGCCTCCTCTTCCTCCTCAGCCTCAGCCTCCTCAGCCTCCTCTTCCTCTTCCTCCTCAGCCTCAGCCTCCTCTTCCTCAGCCTCCTCAGCCTCCTCAGCCTCCTCAGCCTCCTCAGCCTCCTCTTCCTCAGCCTCAGCCTCAGCCTCCTCTTCCTCTTCCTCCTCTTCCTCTTCCTCAGCCTCCTCTTCCTCCTCAGCCTCCTCTTCCTCCTCCTCTTCCTCTACTAATTCATATATAACATTTCCAGAAGTCTCTAGTCCAGGCTCGATCTTAATTTTCACATCAAATTTTGCCGACGCTTTGTCTTCGCCGATAAATACAACATCATTATCATCCTCGCATTCTACGCGAACGGACTCTGGTTTTACGTTTTTCTTTTTCAAAATCAACTTTTCAAGAGTCTTGAGTAAAACGCGGTTTTGCTTTACTAGACTCTTATTCTCACGAATTAACGCGCGAATCGCCGGTGACTGCATAATATATTCATAATTGACGCGCATAACATTTTGATGTTTGTCGTGACAATAAGCTGAAGCGTTTGACATTCTCAAGGTATGGTTACGTAAAGACAAATCTCTTTATCCAGTTTCAATTTTATATTTTACACCTTTTCTTATGACAAAGATGTAAAATGGATAAATCCTACCATTGCGCGCCTATACAGTTTACATTATCGATCGAATCGGTTGTTATTTGGTTGATCAATTCGTTTTTAGATTTATTGATATGTTCAACTGGAGCGGCGAAATTGGCGGTTTGACAGAGTGAAACAAATTTCCCATTCGGATTTGAGCATATATACATTTCTGGGGCTAAATATGTGTTACGTATTGGTTCTTTTAATGTGATCAAATAATCGGATCTAGCCCACCAAAAATTCCCCGAAAAATGTAAAGTTGGATAAGCAGACAAAGAGCAACCCACTGCGTCGTAATAATTCAATAAATTAATATTCAATTCATGTTTCGCCAATGTGTAAATGTTCAAAACCTGGCGCCTATTTACATACACAGGTTCTGTTCTAGATACGGCTTTTGTGTGAAAATAGTAGACATAATGAAAAGAGTCATCGTTTATGTATTTTTTATAATTGTTGATAGCGAATTTTTCATAAAGGTTTTGTTCAGTTGTAACCAATGTTATTTTGTTATCCGCGTCAAAATATGTTAGTAGGTTTATAAGAGTTTCAAAATGTTCTTTGTTGCACATGCATACAAAGATATATAAGGTTTTTGTTTTTTTATATAGACCACTTTCGATTAATATGGATAATTGTTCTTTTATAACATTCACGTAATTACCGTAACAACATACAAAATAAATCCCATAAATGTTAGGCGTCGCATCTACTATTTTTGTAGGTAAACTTATATTATTCGGTGAAATCAATATCTTTTTACAAAAAACTTCATTCAAAACCACACTGTCAAATCCCACGAAGAATCCGTTGCAATATTTTAATAATTTTTTTGTTTCTTTTTTAGATGTTTCTAACAACATTCTATAATTATATTTTTCTGAATTTAAAAAATCAACTACTTCATTGTTTGCTGAAGGTGTAATTAAAAAAAAATAATCATCGGTGTTTACATGGTCTTGAATTGAACATATGAATTTATAGTCGATCTCATCACGCATTGATTCCCCTTGCATTTCGTAGTCTAAATAAATAATATTGATTTTATTGTAAAATTTGAAGATGTTAGCTAAATCATTCATGTATATAAGATAATGTAATAATATTTATTTGATTCAAACAAATATTTTATTGACCAAGTCCAAATTTATTGCGCATAATACTGTTTTTCGTAGGACCCTGTTGTTTTTCACTTTGACGTTTCACCTTATATACACCTCCCGACTGAGTCGATGTTCCCAACTTTTCACCGTTTCCGTAAATTCCAGTTATAAAATCGTCAGTGTCTTCATGTAGTTCTGGTAATATTCTAGTAAGAGGCTTATCTATAACTAACAGCATATGTTCTGTCTTTAATAATTTTCGATATTCTTGTATAGAGAGGTTTCCGTAAAATTTTTCCAATAAATAATAAGGGTTTGGTGCAGGCTTTATGTTTTTCTTAAAATCATAAACTTTGCCATAAATCTGATTCAATAAATGATAACGCTCAAATTTAGTAGAATCGTCGATATTCTCCTTCATTAAATAAGCAACTGCGCATTCGGGTCTACAAAACGAACCATATCCGCAAATTTCTCCATTCATTTCGTATTTTGGAATATAACACGATTGGTTGTCAAAGTCAAATGTGCACCAAAAACATGCCGACTTTTTATCGTTCATAGAATTCTTATATAAATTCATTTTCAGGCGCTTCAACTTTTGATTTGTGTCCTTTATGTTTACTTCATCGTCTTCACGACCTTTATTTTCCGAAATATCTTCGTCGGAATTATTCAAACACTTGCTACATGTATAACAATTCGTTGTTTGTTCAGTGTATGCAAAATTGGAGTCCTCTTTTCTTGATTCATAACTTGAAAATCCTGATGAGTCTGTTGTACTATACGTCATAATAGTCGGAGGGACGTCTGGATTATAATTCAACGGATTTGACACCATTTTGTTCATATTATTGTTGTAATCGTCTAAATCTTTCATAGAACACTTAAGATGTAGAATCACGTTAGAAACCGGAGGCGGTTTATCAGACGGCTCAGAGTTTTTTACTATCAGTTTTCCTCCCTTTGGTTTTCTTCCTCTCTTTTTGGTAGAGCTTTCTTGGACATCATCTACTATAACAATTTGAATATTTTGAAATGAAGAATTTGATACAGCCGGCTTTACTCCTTCGTCCTTCTTTTTACGGCTGCGTTTTTTTTCTACGTCTGAATTTTCAGCTACCATTTTATATCAAAAATATGACTTTAAGGTTTATATGCTTTTGTTAAATTATAAAACCGAATTGTTTGTAGAAATTTCGAATTCATTAACGCGCGTTTTATTTTCTCGAGTTTCTGTCAAATAACAACTTCTACATAGAGGAATGTAAATGTCAGAGCCAATTAAGATTTGGGAATCTTCACGAGTAAGTCTGTGCGAAAATATTGCTGGCTTCCCATTTTTACATATAGAACATAGCGATTGTAGCTTTATAATATTGTCGCAATAAGGAATGAGATCCAGTATGGATCCAAATTTTTCTCGCTTAAAATCTCCGTCCAATCCGCAAATATAAACCTTTTTTTTGTAAAAGTCTACCATTTCTAGCACAGTGTCGTTCAAATCTGAAAAGAACTGCCCTTCGTTTATCAACACTACGTCGCTATTTATAAATTCGCGGGAATTCCAAGCGTCTCTTATTTTCGTAATTTGCATACAAGGTATCATAATTTTATCGTGCGTCGAAAGCATCGTTTCGTGATATCTCGTATCTTCTGAATAATTCAAGACAACAACATGCTTGCCTATATATGTATATTTTTTATAAGCTTGTATTAAATGAGTCGTTTTTCCCGAGAACATGGGACCGATTGCTATCTCAAGATATCCTTCTTCTGATGAATCCATTTTCCGATTATTGATATATATTTGTTTCTAATGTATACATCAATTTTTATTTGTTGTAAAACTGTTCCAATGCTATAGTAGAATCTCTCTTTAATACATATTCTATCTTAGACCTAACATGATCATTTATAAAAGGGCTCAGTATCATCGAAATATTATCGATCATAGAAGGCGTGTTATATAAATAAAATTTGTCTAGATGTTCATAAACGGTTATTTTATTAGTTGAAGATAGAAATTCTGAACAAAACATTTCAATAGCGATCTTGTATCGATGAGCGGCGCTAATAGAAAACGTATTCAGATCTACGTGTATTTGAAATTTATTATATTTCTGAATGCACGTGTCAAACAAGGTTAGTATATATTTTATCATTCTTACATAAATTGAAGGATTTGCATAAGTTTTAAACAAAGAATAATTGAAAAAAATCTTGTTTGTATCGTGAAATATAAAGACAGTATTCTTTATCAAGACGTCGATATCTATATTTTGAGAGACCTGTTCAGCACACTCGATTTTTTGTGAATTTTTGAATATAAAATTCTTGACGTGAGTTGAATAAAATACGTTGCGGACGTCAGATATTTTGGATTTAATTTCTTCTTCGGTTTCATTTTGTGAATACATAATATTATATAAAAATATAATATAACTTGATTCTATATGTTTTTGTGGATAAAGTTATTCTTGTTCTAAAATAACCTGTGATTTTTTATTTGAACCCCTTTTTTTCTGACTCTTAGCAACGATTGTGATTTCCTCAGGTTCTTCTAATTGCTGAACATTATCACCTTCATTTCCTCTATCTTCTTCCGATATTGCATTTTCTTCGTCGTTAGACGAGCTTGTATTCAAACCTTCGGGTTGTTGATTTTCAATATAATACCCCTCCGTCTGGCAATGCATTTCGGCAAAAACTGTCTCTTGTTGGCTATTCGAATTGTCTGATTCTCCTGCGAAAGTTTTTGATAATTGGTAGTCACGTCCGCCAGATTCCTCCGCCATTGATTTCATTCTATCTTCTAATAATAGTTTGTTTACATTCATTGTATAAGACTGTAGACCTATTACAATATTTTTTAATTCTAGTATTTCTCCTGCTAAAATTTCATATCTCTCATTGAATTCGCTTAAGAATTCGAACATAATAGTCTCTACTAAAGGTTTAATATCATCTTCGTCAAGATCAGAAGATTTGTTGACGTCGCTAACATCTCGAGGTTCTGATTTAATTTCGATTATATTTTTTTCCAGATTTGTTATTCTAGAGTCGACCAACGATATTACCTGCTGTAATGTCAACATTTTCTGTTCAGGATTAGGATTAATTTGCGGGTTGGATGCTTGCTGTTGTGGTTGTTGCTGTGGCTGATATTGAGTCTTTGCTTGTTCAGCAGAAAAATTAGGCTGAAACGCTTGAGATGGCAAAAACGGCGCAGCTCTTCTTCTTTTCGCAGACGACGTAGCTGAATTGCTCATTGCTATTATAATATAATCATGGATATCTCTAAATAATTATAAACGAATAGATTTTCTTTTACCCCTTTTTCCTCGTTTCTTCGTATGTCCTTTTTTTCTAACTCCACCGCGTTGTTTTAATCCAATTGCAGTCCCGGTAACGATCACAGAAATGGCTTCTGGATTCAATGCCGTCATCGAAAACCATAGTCCCACTATTTTTTTCCAATTGGGATGAGCAATTGAAGCGTTTTTAAACATATGTTCAATCGCAAAATCAAATCCTCTTGTAAATAAATTTTCGACGTTTGTTACACGTGACCCTACTAATGATCTTAGTCCGGAAAAAAAAGTTTTGGTTAATGAAATTCCTTGCGTTGCTGACCCCGAAACCAATCCCAGCTCTTCATATTTGGTTTTATCATAAACAGTTGTAGTGGAAACCAATCTCGCATCATAATTCGGTTCATCATTTGATATAGTTTTGGGGGTGATTTTATTTATATTTGACATGCCTGATATATAAAGGATGATATAATTTTCTAACGAAACGTATATACTAAAGATGGATATTTTACAAGAAGCAAAAGACGTTCATAGAAAATCTTTTTTCTCGCACGTATTTTCCACGAACGAAGAGGGCAAAGCCGAGGTTTTAAATGTTGTTCAATACGCTTGTTTAGGCGTTATTCCAATTGTGGTTTTGAATAAATTGATACAGCGGTTTATTCCCGAGGCTGATACAGAAAAATCTACACTTGAACTTTTAGTCGAAATTTTCATACAGCTTATTGTAATGTTTTGCGGAATCATCGTTATTCATAGAATTATTAGTTACATTCCCACCTATAGCGGTTTTAAATACGAGAACTTGACGCTAACTAATGTAATTTTAGCATTTTTGATCATTGTGTTAAGCATACAAACTAAACTTGGCATTAAAGTTAATATTCTTGTAGATCGGTTGTCTGAATTATGGAATGGTTCGAATGAAAAAGTAAACCAAAAACAATCAAGGACGGGATCTATGCACAATGCGAGTCAAGCCGACTTCTTGGATCATTCATTAACACAATCCGAATTGTTCCCCCCTGCACCCGTAGCTACCACAAAGTCGTCTACCGGAACATACGATCAAATGATGCGCGGCAATCAATCTGGAGGAAGCGACATGGGTTCTATGATGGGTCCTATGGCTGCAAATAGTGTTCTCGGCGGATCTTTCGGTTCGTTCTTTTAATTCACTTGTGTTTTGCGGTGTATAGATTTTTAGTTAACATGTAACAGTAACAGTGCATGTTAACTATTGAATATTTTAATATTTAATAGATGTATAGTTATAAGGAAAATGAATACATTAAAAATAAGACCTCGACTAAATAATAATAATATTAATCCGGTATTAAATGGCATGCATACCACGTTTCAAAATTTTTCTTTGACGCATGAAATTCTTACTTTTTCAGGAAAGCGTTATTCGGAAACATATATATTAACAAATCCGCCTCCAAGTAAAGAAGATGATTTTATAGAAGAACAATATTATGATAACGAGTGTATAACGTGCCGTGACCATTTTTTATTTGTAGAAGAATTCAACATAGAAGGAGATTCTGATTTCTTCCAAAAATCTAAACAATTGAAACGTTTGCATCAAGATGAATTGTTTCATAGTTATACCGACAATGAAGACGTAATCGAATATGAATACAGTGATGATGAAGATGCATTAGAACCTATATACCAAACGCCATACAATCTGATGACTGGTTTTAGTGTCGTGTCTAAATTAGGTATGACAAAAATATTATCGGGAAAATTCAACATTTCACGTCTAATAGATATTTATGGCGGAGTTTATTCCACATTGTCAAACAAGAAATATAGAGAAAAATCTTACGTTTTAAAATTTCCAAAAATCAAACATCTTGCAGAAGGTGCGAATTCTTTAAGTGAAACGTTAGAAATGTTGAAAATGGTAAATAATCGAAGCGTATCCCACAACAATCTCTTGTTGTCTTCTGTAGTAACATCTATTAGATCGTTTGATAATTTACCCGGACATTTATTGGGCGACTTGCAATTTGCTTCAAAAAATGCAAATCCATCTCCTATGTATGGGTTTGATAATTCTCGTTCTATTGTCGCGACTAGATACGCAACTGGAAAAACGATGTTATCGCAAGCATTTGAATTACTTGAACGCGGAGGGGTCTATCAGAATTACACCAATCAAACCGGGGACAATGCGTCACCATTGTTTTTTCCTTACGCGTCAATCCGTGATGTTGATTATAAGAAAACAAAATTTTCGATAACGTCGAAGTTTGTTACGGATTACATATCCCCTCTTCATCTAAAAGCTTCACGCAATGCCGAGTTCAACCCGCTCTCTAATGTAAGCAAAAAAAGAGCATATTATTCTAATATTTTATCTAGCAAAAGCCATTTAAATAGAGCATTCGACGAAGCAAACAATGGCATTCATTACCAAAACTATCCGGAACAAATCAACAATTCGAGTGAAGCCGTTACCATGAATAATAATGTTGGCGAAATTTCTTATAATAAATATCAACTTCAAATGAATGGTTTACAGAGTTTTCGAAATTCTTTTAAAAACTATCCTAACGTCAGAGCCATGATTGGAGGACCAACAAATGTAAATACCTCTGAAACTTACCCACAACATACAATCAATAACACTTTAGGGTTTTGGAAAAGCTCATTTAAACGAACGTCTATAGATATAGGACAACATGCTGATCATTTTGACAACAACCGAACAAATTTATATTTAAATTCATCGTTTCAAAGATTTTTCAATTTAAGAAGAGGATTTTCCCGTACAAAACCTTATATAGATTTGAATGATCCCAATATAACGATTACGCGCGATTACGTTATTTTATATAATTCTTCAAACCAAGATATAAACGTTGTCAAATTTAAGGATGTGAATGTGAATAAATCAAAGAAATACGAAAAATACGACTGTTTAGAAGTAGATGGTTACATTGCTCAATATTTGGATAATTATAATAAAACAAAACAATTGGTAGAAACTCCCAAAAAAATAGATCAATTTAAATCAGTCTCGCAGATGAATATTTTTGATGTACACAATCTCATAGAAACAAATAAAAACGTCACATCATCTGTGAGTCCAGTAAATATCCCATTAAAAGTATATACATGTTGGCATACAAAGTCTCTGCCTCCACAAATGGAAAATAACTATCATTCACTCGTTCGAAATAACCCAGAGTTAGAATTTTCTTTGTTTGACGAAATTGAATGCCGTAATTTTATTAAGAAATATTTTGATAATTCGGTATTGAATGCGTACGATTCTTTGATACCTTCTTCTTATAAATCAGATCTTTGGAGATATTGCGTTCTCCATAAAAATGGAGGAATTTACATTGACATAAAATATAACTGCGTAAACGGGTTTAAATTAATCGAATTATGCAAAAAAGAACATTTTGTTTTAGAACGCAAAAATATAGAATGGGAACGAAACGCTGTTGGATTATATACAGCTTTAATTGTCGTAAAACCTTATAATGACATCATGTCGAAATGCATTAAGCAAATAGTAGAAAACGTATCAAATAGATATTACGGATTTAATGCTCTATATCCGACAGGTCCAGGATTACTTGGGTCGATTTATTTCAAAAACAGAACTAATGAAGACGTTGTCCTCGATATAGACGCATTTTTTAGCGGCAACCAAATGCAAATCAATTATGGTAACAAACCCGCATTGGAGATTTATTCGGATTATCGCAAAGAGCAACTTGCTTATCAGAATGCTATGCACTATAGCTTAATTTGGGAGACCTCAAATATTTATAAACTTTCTATTAAGCACAAATTAAAACGAGATTTCTCAGTCACAGTTGATTCTACTAAAAAGAGTTTGTTGGTAATTTGTCATATTGGCAACTTTGATGTATTCGAAAAAATGCGACACTATATTTCATTTGTCCAAAGTGTGAGAAATAATTATAATGTTGACGTGGTTTTTAATTTGGTGAAAGGGATAACGTCGGATAATATTATGAAGCTAAATGTATATTTTCCCGAAGCAAATATTGTTGTTTCTGAAAACTACGGGTTTGATATAGGTAGTTTCTATCATATTTTAAACATAATAAAGGAGCAAAATATTGAATACGATTACATTTTGAAAATTCACACAAAGAGTGACGACATGAAACGTTTTAATGTATTGGATAGCATAATGTCGTCTAGAGATAAAATTATAGAAATATTAAAAGCACTTGATGAAGACCCTCAAATAGGATGTGTATCTTCAAATAGATCATTTCAAACCGACGATTTTACTGAGCGTGTGAGAAATAAGAATCATTTGAATACATTATTGAATGAATTTGGTTTATCAGGAAAAGATTCAAATCTTCCATTTCCAGCAGGATCCATGTTTTGGATAAGATTTGATATTATAAAACGCGTTTACATGCAAAAAGATTTGTTGAAGATATGTCAGAGCTTGAACACAGAATACACATTCGATTATAATTGGTTCTATTTTGCATATTACGCGAATGTTAACAATATCAAAAATCCTTCGGCGTTATGTAATTATTATTTGAAAAATCGCAAAAATTTAGCCAGAAATTTATTTGACGCAATTCGAATCAATAGCCCGACACAGAAATTGCGAGATGGGATGATTGAACATGCACATGAAAGAATGATCGCGTATGCGGTCAATTTTTGCGGTAATAAAATTATATTGGTTTAGATAATGTTATTTGTAATTTGTATTCAGCGCGTCGAGTTTATTCATCATCTCCATCTGCAATATGGATTTTTCAAAGGTTTTTTGTTTTTCCAGACCTCGAAATAAATACTCGGTTTTGGGAGCTTCTTCGGTTTTTTTAATCTGTTTGTAAATTTCGTTTATTTTTTCGATTACGTTCTGCAAAACCGTCTTATCTCCTATTATTTCCACATTTGAAGAAACCATTTCGGTCAGTAATCCAACTGCGTAATATAATAAATACCGACGCTTTTTACAGGAAGAAGTCGTGTATTTTATGCAAAATAATCTCAGTAATGCGCCCATGGTCTTGTCAATGAGTGGGTTCTTCCGTTCCGCACAATAATGTAAAAGGGTTTCCCATACCAGCCATATAATATCTCGCGTAAATTTGGTTTCCACTGGATATTGCGTACGCTTTTCGCAATAACACGGCATTTTGCGTTTTTTGCATATGTTATCGAATTCTATTACCCATTCTATCCAATAACAAGCAGACATCATATTTGGCGCGTATGTAGATACACAATGTGCGAGTTCATTAATAGCAATGAATAACTCTTTTGGGTCGCCTTTTTGAAATATTGGTTCGGCAAATGAAACAGTAGGGGCTTTCAATCGATCCGTCATTTGCGTCATATCGAATTCTTCTTCCTTATTTATTTTAATGGCTTCGAAGCTGGGCTTCTTTGGAGATGTCGCCAAAACACAGATTATTTCAGCGAATAGTTTGCGTATTTTATCGTTATTCCGAAGTTCTATTTCATTTATAAAATGACCCTGCGAAACTATGTTTCTGAATATCTCATAACGCATCTCCAAATAGATCGCCATCTTCGGGTTTCCTAAATGGATATACTTTGCCATGTAGTACAATACATTTTCCCAGACTTCCATAAAGTGACCCGCGCATATAAGTTGCGCTGACCAATAACATGCTGGCTCAATTTTTCCTTTGAGAATCGCCTCGACCATTTGTGTTCTAACGTCGGTTTTTTTGTATTTAGAAAATGAGATTCCTTTGAATTGCGCGGGACTTCTTATATCATTTATTTCGGCGGTTTCTTGGATTGACATTATGTAGACGTTATGACTAGAAAATTTGTATATCTGATATAAATATAAAAATATCTCCCGGATAATTTATTAACTTGAATGAAAACCTTCTTTGCAATATTACAAAAACACATGAATTCCAAGACCATTATATATCCAGCTCAAAGTGGAATAGGTCGATCGGAATATTGGTATCATATATTGAATTGCGAGAGGGAAATTGTTCAAAATTATAATTATTGCATTTTTTCGTTTTACATATTTATTGATCGTGTATTTCAGGCAATTTTTAACGAAGACGACATTAGTGAGTGGATCTATGAAAAATATCGGAACTTTTACCAGATTCTTGATAATATGTTTATGCTAGATCATCATAAGGCGAATGCATTGGAACTATTCTGTAAAACCCAGCGCACATATTGGGCATTTTCTCGTCTTGCGCGAATCTTTAAGATACGGTGCGCGAAATTACAGGTATCTTGCGATATGTATATGACACCCATCGATCCCACAAAGACCCGCGCAATTATGATTCATCAGAATGGAGCCAACTATTTATTCAAACTATCTGATCTTATTAATATTGTTCATAGCGCTCTATCCAATTCGTGTTATCATTTTGCGGACCCTATTTTCCCGAAAAATCCATATACGAATATGAAGTTTTCTGTCGGAACCATGTACGAGATATATTACCAAACTCGGCGCTCGGATTATAAAATGCCCGTCTTGCTAAATGCCTTTTTCCAAGAATCATTTGATCTGAGACGCTTTGTTTATAATCACGAGGCAATTATTCGTGATATTTATATTGAAGACTATGTAAAAAAATCTCCCGCCGAAACTCTTTATGAAGAAACGAAATTTATGATCAAAACGTTTAATCAGAAAAAGCGTCTGCGTATTCATAGTGATTTTCCGAAGGATCGTTTGGTGGATATTATGCGACCTTATCTACGATTGCATTTAATATACGAATATTCCATTTCGGATACTTCAAAGCGCAGTGAATCCTATGAAATTTTGCGTGAAAAGATGAATCAATTTATTGATTTTAACCCCCAGTTTGGTCGTAAAATAATGAAGCGTGCGGATGGGGCGACCGGATATCATGTCACTTTTAACGATAAACATGCGGATTTCAAACGTTCGTCTCTTCATCCGGTTAGAATGGGTTACGATTACGAATCTGAGGACGAATCTGAGGACGAATCTGAGGACGAATCTGATGACGAATCTGATGACGAAATTGTTATTACTTAGATGCCAATGTCGCCAATCAAAAATAATCGCTCTAGAAGTTTACTAGTTCTAGAAATCCAATATACATAAAAATGTAATTTTTATGTGTAAATAATAGTTAAAAATGCCACCGAGGAAGTTTAACATCCGAGCCTGAAAAAAAAGATTCAAGTGTTTTTACATCACCTGGAATCCAACACATAAACTTTCCGCGGCTTAATTCATGACCACTTTCACATTTTGCGTAAAATTGTATTGTGATATTATTTTTTTCCGTAACATTTAATTTTTCGTAATGTTTTTTTATATCGGTGATATTGCCAGGTTCAAGATTATTTTTTTGTGTATATTCTTCTCTTTTTATTTCATTTTTAGAAATATCGTATATTGTCCAAGATAAGCCGTATATTTTACCGTCTGGATAAAATCCCATTATAATAGATGTATATTTTTATTACTAATAAAATAATAATCCTATTCCGTGATGATTCTCGGCAATACATTAATTGTCTGAAGCTCCTGAGACATGAGTTTATAAGCATACGGAATCTCGACCTTGGAGAACTCGGTCGTATTGTTACACGTCTTACACAAATGAATCGTGAAATCCTCCTTCGAAAACATACGACGTTGTGATCCGTCATTATATGACGCGGTCATTCCGCAACGCTTACAAACATGTACACTATATTTATCTGACGCGTCGTATAGGCGCTCACGACAGAATCTCGACATTCCATGTGCGATCATAACATCACGCTCCATTTCACCTACACGGAAGCCACCATCGCGCGATCTTCCCTCCGCTGGTTGGCGCGTCAGATTCACCATTGGACCAATCGAGCGACTATGTTGCTTATCGTTCACCATGTGCTTGAGTCTCTGGTAAAACACTGGACCAAAGAAGATATTGGCTTCCAACTGTTCGCCCGTGAGACCATTGTACATGACCTCATTTCCGTAGGATTCATATCCGACCTTTTGTAGCTCTTCAGCGATGGTCTTAACTTCGAGATTTCCGAAACTCGTGCCGTCTCCGAACAATCCTAATTCCAAAAGCACTTTACCTAGAAGAGTCTCCTTGAGTTGTCCGATCGTCATACGCGACGGAATAGCATGCGGGTTAATAATAATATCCGGGCGGATCCCGTCCTTTGTAAAAGGCATATCGCACTCGGGAATGATGTTTCCCATAGTACCCTTTTGCCCGTGACGCGAGCTACACTTATCACCGAGAACGGGCTTTCTCAGGATTCGCGTTCTGACCTTAGCGAAATTATATCCATCGCCGTTTCGCCCAGTATAGTTCTTATCGATATACGTCTCCTCAGTAGTACGGAAAGTCTTGCTTTGATCTTCGTACTTGATAGTCTTGGTCGGATCATTACGATTCTCCTTGATCGGGACAATCTTCGCGATAATCACATCGCGATTCTCGACAAGAGTATTCTCCGGAATAAATCCCTGCGAATTGAGTTTGGCGTAATTACCAAATTTGATACCCTTTGTCTTTGTCGGATCAGGCTTGCATCGGATAATCTCGTCTCGAATAATATTCTTATCCTCGTCCTTTTCCGTGTGATAAATCGTCGTCATGAAAAGCCCGCGGTCGATCGAACCCTTATTGATCAGGACACTATCCTCCTGATTATATCCCGTATGCGACATGATCGCTACGTGGATTTGCGTCCCCGACGGGATCTTGTTCAGGTGGATAAAGTTCATAAGACGTGTGTCGAGTAAAGGGCGCGAGGGATAGGTCAGGACATACGCAGTCTTATCCATGCGTTGATCGTAGTTGGTTGCATAAACGCCCATAGCTTGCTTACCCATCGCGCAATTACTGCTCAAGAATCCAGACGCTGCGATAAACGAATGGTTCTCACTCTCTACCTCAATGTCTGAAATCAAACCATCAGGCTGTCTTGTAATGGATTCGATCGGAACGAATAAACATCCATTCTTTTCTTCAACGCTCTCGGAAAGCCAGGTTTCGATATTCACAAACTTCTCTCCAGTATTCATCTTTTTGCTCTTTAAATACTCGACAACTTTAAAAGATTCTCGGGTCTTTGTCTCGGCATATGCATATCCGACTCTATCGAAATAATTAATCAAATTATCACTAGAACTCGATATGGTAAAAGCCAACTTGACGCGATTCTCTGATATTTTGCTATTTTTAATATCACTTGTAACCTTGACGTCTAGCGCATTCAATATTGATACGCACTGTTGCATAAACATCATGAGCGATTCTTGATAAATCGGATTTATTTGCTGAGACGTCTCGGCTGAACGAATGATATAAGAAGTTGTACCCTTTTTGTTACGCTTGTCTACGGTCCTATGCCATGAAATCTTTGATCCGTCACCACCCTGAAATCCCTTAATGAACTGTCTCGAATATTCACTCGAATTCATTATCCATGAAGGAATCGGGTTTCTCGGAGTTTCCGTTTTCTTTCCATAGCTAATTCCCAAACTGATTAGAAACGCCGGAAGACATCCGTTGTAAATGCACGTGAACGTGTGATGCGTTTGGACTCGCGTTCCGTCCTTGGGTGTAAATGATCGAGTTCCTTCCAATATTTTTACAGAATTGAACCCGCATCTTTCAATGTCAGACTGAAATTGCATTGCGTCATTCAGTCTTCCAAAATCAAATGCGCATTGGAATTCCTTATACTTATACTTATTTGATCTATTCTTTGAATAAATATTTAATGATCCGTCTGCATACAAGAAACCTACCATTCTTGATAAAACGGGTAGAATATTATTATTCTCACAAAGTGGAAGAATCCCTGCACTTTTAAGAGAATTGACGTATTGGAATATTTTATTCACCTTACGATTTGACGTTTCGTCTATTCCGAGTTCTCTCATTTTTGCAATAAACATTTCCTCCGTTAAGATTACATTGGCGTTTCCGTTGTTCACATTATTTACATTATAGTCAGACATGTTAATTCCCATTTTTATTTTTTGATTATTAATCATTTGACCCACCGTCGCCCAGCCAATATTGGTCATGAACTCATGGTCTTCGGTAGCGGTAATTTCTCTCCCGCTTTGCGTTTTTACAGTATATACAGGGAATTCGTTGGGTCGAACAAACTGATTTACAACCTTGGTTTCGGTGAGTTCAAGACTCTCTGGATGAAATGTCATAACCGTTTCTCCGATTTTAACATCGCCGATCGCCTTTCTTGATCCATCTGCCATCCAAACCTGCTCTTTCGGGTCTAGACATTGGTAAGTGTTTCTCGGTGCCTGATTGTGGTCAGGGTAAGGCACACAAGACGCCAGGACTCCGAAAATCGTACTGGGATGAATTTCGCAGTGAGTATAGTTAATTTTTGCCCCCGACTTCTGCAGATAACTATCTTTGGCTTTCATCGCAATCATTGCCAAATTCTGCTCTTCTGGGTCAATGTATTCAATAACCGATTCTTCTAATCGACAACTCGTGATCAAGTCATTCCATGCGAGTTCTTTGGATACGATTTTGTCAATAATATCCTTGGTCAACAATGCCTTTCCGTCGCGAACCTTGAGAACCGGACGCGTCAAACGACCGCCGTCGTTGCAAATTCGGATTTCCATCATCTTGATATCAAAGACAACCGATGTATAAATATTAATGATACCGGCGTACTTTTTCTCCTTCATGCTGTTGTATAGCTCCATCGGGTTCTCCGTGATCCCAACCCATGATCCATTGATAAATACTTTCACCTTTCCATAGAGAGCTTTTGCCGATGCTTCGTCGACACGCGTTATATTCGGCAAAACATATTCGTAGAGGGACGAACTATTCGTCGGAATCGTCAGATGTGCCATATAACTAATGTTTTTCACAATACCAATTGATTGACCCTCTGGAGTCTCCGCGCAGCAAAGGAAGCCCCATGTCGTGTTATGTAGCTTTCTGGGAGCAATGAGCTCGCCGCTCTTTTCCAAGGGTGTATTGATCCGACGCAAATGACTCAGACTTGCCACATAGGTAAGGCGATTGAGCACCTGGGCAACGCCAACTTTGCTGCTATTCGACTGTTTGATGCTGAAATCGCCGGTGGACAGAGCCCGCGTAATGCCATTCTCAATCGTGGTCGATTTCATAATTTTATAAATATTCGTCATGTTGATGATATTCTCGAAATTCTCCGTTGATCTCCACGACCCGTTATTGATCTCGCGCACGACTTGCTTCTGCATCTCCTTGACAAGCTTATTGAAGTAATTGCGAAACAAGTTATTTAGTAGAGTGCCCGTGAGTTCAATGCGTTTGTTCAGATACGAATCACGATCGTCCGGTAGATTCCATCCTAAACTAGTCTGGAGTAACTTCTTCGCCATGTAACCCAACAAATAAAGCTTCTGGGGAAGCGTCGAGCAATGAGGGAACAAATCCGTATTCAGGACTTCTTGAGCAAACTCCTGCTTCTTACGTTGACCGGTTTCCTTGTCCATATTGATCGGAGTAAAAGCCACCGCTGAAGTGATATGACGTAGCGCATCCTCCTTGGTCATGTACTTGTTCGCGTCAATCGCCGACGCCTGTAAACACTTCAATAACTCCTCTTGCTTTTCGTCCGAAATATCCAAAAGAATGTATTCACAAATAGACTTGTCGCTAATGACGCCGAGTGCACGAAACAATACGAAAAGCTCGATGGGCTGTTTAATGCGCGGCACATTGATAAAGAGACCATGTCCAAAACCGTTATTCTTACTCGAAATCATCATCTCAATCTGCTTTGGTGAAATGCACTTGTAATCAGGCACGGATTTGATTTCCGCCATCCAGTCCCATTTCGCCGTGTTCTTCCCGTCGAAACAATATACGCGATTCTCTGCCGCGCGTTCTTGACCAAGAACCGTCTTCTCCGATCCCTTCACGATGAAATATCCACCACAATCCATGGGACATTCGCCTGTAAGCGCTGGCTGAATGTGACGATTCTGGTTTAGAACACATATTGATGACTTGAGCATAATTGGCATCTTTCCAATATTGATCTTCGGTAGATTGCGCGTAATAACAGTCGGGCTGTCCATTTGTTCCGTGTTTCTTACAATATATTGGATCTGTAGGTCCACTGTCATAGTAGAAGCGTACGTGAAATTGCGCAACTTGGCTTCCTGTGGAAACATGATCTTGGTTGCTCCATTATTCTCGTGAATTTGCGGAGGATATAACTTGAAATTCTCAAACGAAACATTGAGTTCCAAGAAGTACTTTCCATGCTCCTCCACAAAGTCATTTTCGGAATGAATGACCACTGGATTGAACATTTGAATTGTCCGCTGTGCTTGGTAATTAATGAAATGATTATACGACTCAATTTGGTGTCTCACTAGACGCTCCAAATGTTGACCTTGAAAATACGATTCAATAATATGATATGGCTCCTCAATATACGACCCCAGATGCGAAAGAACGTCATCTCCTTCCACAGCCGACTGGTTTCGAAACGTTTCTTTTTCAATAATGCTTTTAATTACGTCAGTGTGATGATCCAATGCAGAGTCAATTGACACATGTTTCTTTGGTTTTTTGATTTTAACAGTTTTAGCACCAGCGGCGTTGATTTCCTTGACAACCGGCTCGCGACAAACAGCAGCATCACACATTTGCATTTTAATATCCATTTTGCCTGAAATTACTAATATGTTTATGTGATTCAATTTTTATGTTGTTTGCCCTCCATACTATAAAGCGTCGTTCTTCTGACATTATTTGTGGGAATTTCGCAATAATAACTATCATCTCAAAAACGAAGTGTCCCCCTCTCCCTATAATAATTTATACGAAAAACAATATAATCATACAAAATAAGTAGTAATAGGAAATTAATGCCCATAAAACGAAGAGATAAATTCGTTGAATATCTGGACTTACATAAACGCGCACCCGAATTTCCTTATAATAATTTAGTAAATGTAATAAACGCGACGCATAGCAATTTTATTAATAATAAACTATACGAAAGCGCTTATTCAGGAAGTGATGTTTTTCACACGCCTCCTAATCCATATGAAAGTTGGTTATTTCAACACGAATTTCGGATTCCCGAAATAACCGACAACGAGGTTGCCCAATTATTGTTGAATATTTCCAATAAAATAGACCCTGGTTTTGTAAAAAAAGAACCTCTTGTCAACCAAGAAGTTATCATAAAAGAAAAAAAACACATCGAATCTTCGGTGAACTCGTTTAAGGACATTTTGAAAATAGTAAATGAACACGAATATGATTCTAAATTCGAATATAACATCGATCTCAAAGCGTTAGTTTCCGTCAAAGATGAATTATTAGAATTAGACTCGATGATAGGAATGTCTTCTTTCAAAAACGCCGTATTGGATCAACTTTTGTATTTTATTCAAAATTTACACATAGGGAAGGAGTCTGATTTTAAAAACACGATTCTCTGCGGACCGCCCGGAACCGGAAAGACCGAGGCAGCCAAGATTTTGGGAAAAATGTATTCCAAGATTGGTATTCTCAAAAACGCGATTTTCAAAAAAGTTACACGAAGCGATCTTGTGGCGGGATATTTAGGTCAAACAGCGATTAAAACAAAAAAAGTCGTCACAGAGTGCTTAGGAGGCTGCCTTTTTATTGACGAAGCGTATTCTTTGGCAAATGGACCCAATGACGACAGTTATTCCAAAGAATGTTTGGATACACTATGTGAAGCCATGAGTGATCACAAAGAAGATCTGATGGTCATTATAGCTGGTTATGAAGAAGAATTATATCGAACCTTTTTCCAAGGCAATCGAGGGTTGGAATCGCGCTTTATATGGAGATTCAATATTGAAGAATATTCGCCCATTGAACTTATGCAAATATTTCTGAAAAAAGTTGCTGAAAATGATTGGCGATATGAAAACGTAGATGGATTGGAAAAATGGTTCGAGTCTAAAAAAGAATCGTTCAAAAATTACGGGCGCGACATGGAGCTCCTGTTTACTTATACCAAAATTGCTCACGGAAGACGTATTTATGGAAAATCTGAGGAGACACGTAAGAATTTGTGCATTGATGATTTGAACGCGGGATACAAATCTCTTTTAGCAAATTCCAAGAAAAAAGACGAAAGACCTATTATTTATGGTCTTTATACTTGATATGTTTACATCGAAATGCCCCGGGTTGATGATATTTTCCATCTCGGTTCTATCTAAAATATTCTTTTGTGGTATATTTTAGAGCGATGAGTAAAACTATTTCTATAAATCCCGACCTTTTTAAATTCAACAAGGGCGGTGGTTCTAGAAAGAAGAAAACAGACGATCAAAACAAATTGGGTATAAAAATTCGCGCACCCAAGGACAAAACGAAAACCGTTAGAAAGAACCATGTTCTGCGATTTATTCGCGATCAACAGGACAAAAACTACAAGAAACTATTACAAGGCGACAAAGCCATCAAAGAACCCGCCATTTTGGATGAATCATTTAATAGCGATTTCGATGAATCTTTAAAATACCTTATGACTTTGGCTGAGGAAACCGAGAAAAACGCCCCGCCAAAAAACCAGACTTTGCGAAATTATCCGAATCAAAACGTTTCTGAATCGTTATTGTATCATCCGACTCTTGGAGAAGAAAATGTTAGTTTGGTTATGCCGGATGGTTTGCAGAATTGGTCGGTTGACTCTTCTCCAGTTATGCAGTTGACGAACAGACCTAACTATCCACAGCCGTCTTATGGTTGTCTTAAAAACGGAAAACTTCCTACTTATCGCAACTATCGAAACATAACCCAGCGTAATTTAATTCAACAACCTTCTACGTTACCTTCTTCTATGATTTTTGAACGAGGAGACCCGATTTCAAACCAAACCATAAATAATACCATCGTTAAAAGTGAACTTAAACAAACCATGGATTTAATTCATAATAAACAAAGCACGGAACCAAAACGCATGAAATATCCAAAACAGCGTAGGATGGTTCGCCGAACATTCAAACTCGGAAAATCTAAGAGATTCCCCACCGTTTCCGTACTTGTTTCAAATAAAACTCTTCGAAGCCAGATAACGACAAAATCTCATTTATTAAAACAAACGCCCATAGATGACGTTAGACGATTTTTGGTTAAAAAGGGGTTTATAAAAGTTGGATCAAGTGCCCCAAACGACGTTTTAAGAAAAATGTATGAAAGTGCAACTATGATATGTGGTGAAATACAAAACCATAATCCCGATAATCTCTTGTACAATTTCTTGAACGACACGGGAATCAACGTTTAGCTACAAAGAACACTATATATTCTGCGATAATTACTACTATAGTTATAAAATAAACACCTGCTAGAAACAATAATTGTCTATTTGTCCTGTTTTTGTTATGCATGCAATTTATATCTTTGGGCATTTCGTCCGCATCTATATCCAAAGATATGGAAATGGTCGAAGAAATTGACTTTGGACTTTCCCTAACCAATACATTAACGGATCGAGGTTCTTCAAAGAAACGTTTACGCGAATCCAAGTGTGCTGAGTTGTCTAATTCGCAATAGTAACCGTATCCATTTCCTATTTCAAAAGTCATTTTGATCTTCATAAATATTAATTTATGTGAACATGTAACATCTTGTTTTCAATTTTTGACAAGTTTCTTCTATCATTATTGTATAGTGCTATACTAAATAATAATGGTAAATATATTGGTTTTACAGATAGAGGATAGAACCGATAACGATCTCTTAATGAGACTAATGAGAGATAATAAGACAAAATGTGAAAAATGTGGCATTCACTACCACTTCTAACCAAAAAGCTCTGAAGATGTTCCTCCATATTGTTGACCTTTACTTTAATATTGTTTATTATAGTGATTTTCGTTATGTATATGATGCGAAAGTAACTTGCGTCTGAGACGTTCGCTTATTTCGCGCATCTTATTGTCGAACTTTGGATGTCCAGTTTTCACGGTTTCAAATATATTGTATAATTTAATTACCGCCGTCTGAAATGTATTAATATTATCATATACATCCGCTGAGCTAAGAACTTCGTGAATATCGTCGAAAATTCTATGCTGTACGTTCAATTTCTCACCGTTTATTTCATATTCAGTTCTCGGCAAAAGACAAATTAGGCTTTCGTGGATGCATGCATATGGATAGGACTTTCCATCCGAATCGTATATTGTTCTTGTATGGATAATCGGAGTTTCGATGTAATTGATATATATCGAAAATAACTGATCCAAGGTTAGACCCTGAACCGCGGATTCGATCTCTAATAGCGACATTTCAATAAATAATTACGCGTTGTTGGCGTAATTATTTGGTTAAAATTCTTAATTCAATTTTACACCTTTGTGCATTCAAAATGCACACGGAAACTGTTGTCTTTTTGCAAAGGTATAACAGGGAAGCGCATTCTACTTACCGACGTGTTGTAACATCATATCTTTCGTGATATGCATCTTGTCTTCGATGGTCCGAATTACCTGATTCTCGTCGGCGTAAGTCGTTACTTCCGCCATCATTTTGATACGTTCTTCGTATTCCGGTGTTCCGTTGATCTTATAATTCGGATTTGATTCCAAGATCTCGACTGCGGTTTGCATACACTTATGCTGTGTATCATTACACAATCTCTTCAAATTCGCCTGAGATTGATCTTTATTCCATCCACCCGAATCTTTTATGTATGTCGTATGACGTTTTGTATCCGTGCAATGAATCGGGCGCTCTGTAATGCACAATTGATCAAGTGCGGCAGTGATTATTTTCGAAACACCCTCGCGATTCCCGTGCTTTGTAAGATAAAGGACATCGTCGTGTGTGGTTTTGATGGATTTAATAAAGTCCTGGATGGTGATTGCATCCTTACAATACTGTTCCAAGAACATATTAAAGTTAATATTATTGTTGGTATTCGTAGTCGTATTATTCGTTATGTTTGTTATATTGGCGGGAACTACTGCTTTATTCGACAATTCCAATATCTTCTCTTGTTGCTCCAGAATCTGTTTTTTGAAGTCCTCATTCTGCTGATGTGACACAGCAATTGTCTTCAGAATATCGCGAATGGTGTCTTCATTTATCATCTGCGGCACAGAAAGCTCGCATTTCTTCTTATGCCGCCACATGCTTGATCGTGAGCCGCATGCGTAACCGCACTCACAATCAAACGATAATTGCTGCGATGTAATCGGTTGTTTCATTTTGTTGCAATCCGCTCGAGAGCGATGTTTTGCAGTCATTATGTGCCGGTTCCAGTCGCCGGTTTTGCTGCATTCAAAGTTGCAACTTTCGCAGCGACGAACGTCGATGTAATTTGATGTAATTTGTTTCATATATATGCAACACACTTTTACATCGCTAAACGTCCGCGGTCAAAACGCAAAAAAGTTATGGTAAGACATTTTTCATCCGAGAAAAATGGTTCACTACATATGGCTCCAACAGTCCATTTTTCGTTTTTTTCGAAATTCTAGGACCAGCTTTTAGATTTTGGACAAGGTTTTGTATGTCCGATTTTTTTTCCCGTGGGTTTCTTTTCCGGAATTTCTGAAAAATGGACCTAGAATTTTATGGTGTGGATTTCCGATTTTATGAGTAAACTCAGTATACCGTATTTGATGTAAACCCTGTGACAGTTGATCCGACCGTCGTTACCATAAACTATTTCGGGAAACAATATAGATATAATTTCGGTGTATTTATATTTATCTTTATAATCAAACATTATGGCGGAGCCTTCGTCTTCTATTTATGGGGATTATATTAATATTACTAGAACATATCAACAAAAATACGGTCAAGCGACGATTTTATTGATGCAAGTCGGGGCTTTTTTTGAGGTGTACGGATTCAAATGTCCCCGGACGGGGGACGTCCAGGATTCCCAGATATTGGAGTTCTCTCAAATATGTAACATGAACGTGAGCGAAAAGAAGATTGTTTATGATGGTCGCCAAGTTTTGATGGCGGGATTTCGTGATTATACTTTGGACAAATACTTGCAGAAACTCACGGAGCAGGGGTATACGGCAGTGGTTTATGTCCAAGATAAAACGGGGAAAACGATTACGCGCGTCTTGGATTCCGTGCATTCCGCAGGGACTTATGTTTCGTATGATGCCGATAATTTGCCACAGATGACGAATAATATAATGTGCATTTGGATCGACGTATTTAAACCCACTTCGAGGAACGCGTCAGGTGGGTCTAAGACTAGAGATTCGATCGTTTGTGGAATCGCTGTGGCGAATACATTTACAGGGAAATCGAGTTTGTCAGAATTTCAACATTCGTTTGAACTAAATCCGACGACGTTTGATGATCTAGAACGTATGGTTATTGTGAACAATCCGAGTGAAGTTATTATAGTATCTTCGCTACCTGAAAACGCGGTCAATTCGGTAATACAATTTTCGGGAATTCGGACGTCGGTGATTCATCGCGTTTCTTTGGGAACCTCAGAAAAAGCCGCGAAATGCGCCCAACAAAAATACGTTCAACATATCTTGGATACATTCTATGGATCAGAGTCCCTTCAGGCATGCGGCGAGTTTTCAATGTATCCTACCGCAACTCAGGCGTTTTGTTATTTGCTGGATTTCGTCCAAGAACATAATCCGAATTTGGTGAAGAAAATCGCAGTTCCCGGGTTCCAGAGTTCCATGAAAATGTTACTTGCGAATCATACTTTGAAACAATTGAATATCTTGGATGATTCTAATCAAGATGGCAAGAAAAAGGGGAATTTGGCTTCTGTGGCGACGTTTTTGAATAAGTGTTGTACAGCCATGGGGAAGCGTAAATTCCAGAGTCAATTGGTCGCACCCACCACCGATGTAAACTGGTTGACCACTGAATACACCATGACCGCTCGAATGCTAGATGCCCCCACGTACGAGATGATGGGTTCTGTAAGAAAAGTCCTAGGACAGATTCGCGATATTGAGAAAATATGTCGACAGATTGTTTTACGTAAGATCTATCCGTCATCGATTTATCATTTATACGAGTCGGTTTTAAACGCTAGCCAATTGACAATCTGTTTTGCCGAATTGCCGGAAATATTGGAATACCTGGGTGTGAAAAATAATAAGTGTTCGGAAGTGCTTCGATTTTTGGATGATAATTTACATATGGATCGATGTAAGCTCGTTTCGTCTTGGCAAAACTTGGAGGAATCAGTAGTAAAACTAGGGGTTTGTTTAGAACTCGACGAAGCAGCGGATTCTTACCATAAGAACGTAAAGCGTTTCCAAGCCATTCATGCGTTTTTTAATCGAATCATGCGAAAACGAGACCCATCGGATTCTACGGAATACGTCAAAATTCACGAAACGGAAAAATCGGGAGTAACTCTGCAAATTACCAAAAAGCGCGCGGCTACACTGAAAGCCGAACTAGCAAACATGGGATCTTTGGTAACGTGTGAAATCCCTGGGTCGGATATTTCTATTTCGATCCGCGATATAAAGTTTGCAACCGCAAGCGGAAGTGCCGATGAAATCGAAGTGCCCATTTTGTCCAAGATTTGTAAGGAAATGATCTATCAAAAAGAGACTTTGAATAGATGGAATATCGCGGCTTATCATCAGGTTTTAACAAAATTTGAAAACGAGTGGTACACTACTTTGGAACATATAGCTGAATTTGTCGCGAAATTGGACGTTTTACAAAGCAAGGCTTATATTGCAAAGACATATCATTATTGTAAGCCGGAGATTATTAATAATAACGATTCCGCCGGAGATCAATCTTTCGTAGACGCACGCGATCTAAGGCATTGTTTGATAGAACACATACAACAGAATGAAATATATGTTCCGAATGACGTGAGCCTTGGACTAACCCAAGACGGGATATTGCTGTATGGCACCAACGCAGTAGGAAAGACGAGTCTTATTCGCGCCCTTGGAATTGCCGTTATTATGGCTCAGGCGGGTTTATACGTCCCGTGTTCCAAGTTTGTTTATAAACCTTATACGGCAATTTTTTCGCGTATTCTTGGGAATGATAATTTATTCAAGGGACTCTCTACGTTCGCCGTGGAAATGTCGGAATTGCGTATTATTTTGAAGACGGCGGACCAGAATAGTCTGATTCTGGGAGATGAGCTATGTTCGGGAACCGAAATGGAGTCCGCGCTGAGTATTTTCGTTGCCGGTTTACAAAACCTACATGCAAAGCGAGCGAGTTTTGTTTTTGCTACTCATTTTCACGAAATCATCGGATATGACGAAATCAAAGCACTCGACCGAGTATCTTTGAAACATATGGCGGTTTTATACGACCGTGAACTAGATGCTCTTATTTATGATCGTAAACTATGCGATGGACCGGGAACAAGAATGTATGGATTAGAAGTGTGTAAATCTCTGCATTTGGAAAACGAATTCTTGGAGCAAGCGTATTCGATTCGCGCGAAATATTTTGCAAAGAGTGAGCTTGATCATCAGACTGCGAAATACAATGCAAAGAAGATCCGTGGAATATGTGAACTTTGTAAGACTGAACTCGGAGAAGAAATCCATCATTTGGATCCTCAGAAAAATTCGGACCAAGATGGGTTTATTGGAACGTTCCACAAAAACCATCCCGCTAATTTAATGACAGTTTGCGAGAAATGTCACAATGATATCCATTCCAACGGAAAAACTACAAACGTCATAAGAAAGAAAAGCACTAAGGGTTATATTCATAAATAATTTATTACAATATATATATGGATTTAGCCACATTATCGTCATTGTCGCACGATGAAATAAAAAAAATAGCGCAAGGAAAAGGCATAAAATCCACCGGTAAAGGAGTAACCAAAGATAATCTAATATTGCAACTTTCTGGTCAAAGAAAACATATTTTAACGCAAGCTGCGTCTAGAGGTCGAGATCAAGCCCCTGGTTTAGCTCATGATAGTTCAAATGAACGAAAATCTTCCGGACCATTTTCGAGCAATTATATTCCTCCGTCTCTTGCGCGCGGACCATTTTCAAGTATTCTCGACGACGAGCCTCTTGGAGCAATAGAAGAAGAACCGGAACAAATGTCTAGGAGAACAACACGAGCAAAGCCTTTGAAGAGAGCACCTGGATCAAAAACACGTAAACGTGCGGCGGAAAAAATACAAAATTTCTTCAAAAAAACCGGAACGCCTAGAAGATTGCAATATTTGAACACCGTATGTGCGGACTCGGGAGAATGCGTGGCTTTTGGAAAGGGTATTGATGCTATGAAACAATTATTCTATAATTTTGATTTCCAATATATTGATAATGGAAAAATAAAAAGGATAGGTGAGCCTTCTGCGAACGGATTTGTTATGGAAATTCCCTACAAACGCGAAGATTATACTGTTTATACAGTTTTGAAATCGTCGTTAAGTTCGGAATCTGATAACTTATTTTACGAAGCATTCGTTGGGATATACATAAATAAAATGACTGTAGCCTATCCTTGTTTTTTAGAAACATATGGATCCTTTATTTACAATGATGATAGTTTGCACGAAGACTTTGGAAATGGCAATGCTACATCAAGAGATAAAATAACAAACGGGCTGGTAGAATCTACGAGATTGAATTATGATTCTTTTTTTGATAACCGTCACATAGACTACTCTTGCGAACACTCTATTTATTGTGCGGTTTTGATTCAACATGTTAAAAATGCCAAATCTATGTTAAAATTATTCCGTAATAATGTTCGCGATAAGGACTTTTTGACTGTACATTTAGTGAGTTTTTTATATCAAATATATTGCCCTCTTGCCGAATTGAGCGACACATTCACTCATTATGATTTGCATCCAGGGAATGTGGTTGTTTTCATCCCGAGTTCCCGGGAAACCTTCGATACGATGGATAAATACATTAGAATGATTTATAATTATCCGGATGGTTCAACCGTTGAATTTAATACATTCGGTGTTGCGAAAATAATCGACTACGGTAGATCTTATATGAAAGACGGCGGAATGAATTCGGGAAAATTTTATCAAAAGCTATGCGAGAGAAAGGCTTGTGATACTTATCATCGCTTTAGGAAGAGCGAAAAAATAAGCAAATGCGGTGAAGATTTCGGTTACGGTTTTATGGAAGAAGAAACCCCTGAAGGAATATCTCATTACATTAGTTCAATTAAACGAAACAAATCTCACGATTTGAGGCTTTTGAATGAATTTCGAAATACATCTTCGGATAAATATAGAGGTAAAAATTCGGAAAGGATTCGGGAAATATTGAACAATGTCGTATATTCAGACAGTTATTTAGTTAGCCGAGGAGAACCTGAATATGGATTTGGAACGAGAGAAGTTGAAAGATCTAATTACAGAGAATTTGGCGACGCCATCGAAAACGTAGAAGATGCTCATTTGGCTTTAAAAAAATTAATAAAAGAAGATCCTTATTTTACCTCGGAAAACAATCGGATATTCCAAGGTAAAACGAAAATAGGCGAAATGCACATTTGGGTAGATAGATCAAGACCCATGGAATATATAACCGAACCTTAAATGCGTTTGGATTTAACGCTTGCGTTTCTGACGGTTCCGGCAGTGCCAGTAGACAAACTTCCTGGTTTGTAGCAGACATTGGAATTGTCAGAAAAAAAGGACTTCATATAAAAACGTGGCACAGAAGGTAATTTTGAAGAGTTGGTTATGCGATTCGGATTCGTAAAATATATGTAAGAAGGCATATATTTTATAAATACATAAAAAAATATAACCAGAAAACAACCGCCGCCTATAATTATACACCCTTGAAGATTTATAATGGGACGCCCAAAGGGCGTCCCGCTAGATGTTCAAGGGCAACGTTACCGATAAATCAATTAAAAGGCAAACCGCCAAAGGCGGTTTGTCCCATTTTAAATGTTCATCGGGGTAAATCAAGACGGAATAATAATATGTTTATATGTCAGATAAATACATATTATTATGAAAAATGCAGGTCGCAAGTTATATTGGGGGTTTATATTATTGATAATAATTTTACTCATAATCGTATTTATATTCCACGTGAAAGAGTCAATAATTGAGAACTTTGTCGAAGAATATATTGATTCTGTCACAATAGACTTGGTTTATACGTGGGTAGATGGAAATGACCCTAAATGGATAAAGAAAAAAAGTGAGAATTTAGGTGAAGATCCGGCTAAATTGTTTCAGGACGCTAGTCCCAGATATTATAATATGGACGAATTGAAATATTCCCTTAGATCGGTGCATAAATACGCCAGTTGGATTAATAATATATATATTGTGGTGGACGATATACAGGCGCCGGGTTTTTTGAATTTAAATAACCCAAAGATTAAGATAGTTAAACATTCGGAAATAATAGATCCCAAATATTTGCCTTTATTTAATAGCATGCCAATAGAAGCTTGCATTCATCACATCCAAGGTCTTTCCGAAAATTTCCTTTATTCAAATGATGATTGTTTTTTTGGAAATTATGTTTCTAAAGATGAAATTTATAATAAATGTTACTGGCATCACCCAGATGATAAATTTTACACACCTGCGGAGATTAAATCTAATGATCCACAATGGATATGCACGGTGAAGAATGGATATTGGCTGATAAAAGAAACATACCCAAAGGCGGAATTAATAATACCGGCACACGTTGCACACTTTTGTAAGAAATCGTTAATGTACGAAATAGAAAAAAAGTATCCCGAAGCGTATGAAATCACTATGAATCAAAAAACAAGAGCAAATGATAAAACTAATTTATGTGGATCGGTATGTCTTCCGAAAATGCAATGTATACTTGGAGCATCTAAGGGAATTTACAAAATTATTTCGACAACTTCGGATTTGTATGGGTATTATGAAATGCTTGATAACAGAGACGTCAATAGATTATCGGAAATAATTAGCGATAAACCTACTAAATTGTTTTGCATCAACAACGCGTCTGAATATTCAGAAGAAATGAAAAAAGTAATGGAGACATTTTATCCGGATCCATCTCCTTATGAAATTTAAATGACAACTGTTTTTGTTCCTTCAGCCACGACACTTCCGATGCGGTCCGCCTTTTGAAGTTTGTCTACGGTGGTGTAAACGATTCCTACTTTTTTTTCAGATTTGAACTTTGAATACTGTTTACATAAGACCGCGCCTTGTTTGATAATATATTTGACATTCTTCCTATCTATTCCTTTCGGAATAGACGCAATAACGTGACCAGAAGGTTCGCCTTCAATATGAAACCAAATGTGATGACTTTCGGCATTATCTATAATATCAAAATTGTCTTTTGCGGATTTTCCTATAAAATAGTCGACGGATGACCCTTCTAGTTGCGAAAACGAAATAGTATGTTTGATCATTTTATTAGTTGTTGTTTATTGACAAAATAAACAAAAACAATCAATTTTAATCGACGTTAGATTTTGAGTCGGCATTAGACTTTGATGACATTTTAGACTTTGATGACATTTTAGACTTTGATGACATTTTAGACTTTGATGACATTTTAGACTTTCCAGAATGAGGGGGCGTTATAGGTTCTCCTTTAGAAACACCATATGCAGTTTCAGTTTTATTTCCCCATTCTGGCATGGGAGAATTTGTACTAGAAGGTTTCGTACGTGTAGAATTATTCGCATCGCAGTTACCAAAGCACTTTCCTTGGTAGTAATAGTAATCTCTGTTAGCAATCTGCGTGTCTGAATAATTATTTTTGACTTTGGGTCCCTGTGTATCCCCGGATACGCATTTTTGACCACCTAGCAAAACACAACAACTCGTCGTAGCGCATGTCTGATTGTCTAAAGTCTGGCATTTTTGTTCAATGTTTTGCGGACTATTCGCATATTGCGTGCAAAATCCGCCTTCTAAATAAGGTTGACCAACTGTGATATCGTCAACCTGGGATAAGTTAGTAGTTTTGCTTAAATATGTACTTCTTTCATAATCGGGAATATATCCAGTTGCACCAAATGTGTAACTCCCTGGTTCATAATATATGGGCGGAGGATTTACTAAATTTACATTAACGTCGAATTTTTTCAGTAAATCCTCTTTTTCAGAACCAGTTTTTTCTATATTTGTCGCGTACCTACTGAGATTATCTGCATCATATTTCAGTTGGTTTCCAGAACCATATGTAACAAATTTATCTCGGCATTTTTCTTGGTCTTTTTGAAAATTTCCAGTTGGAGATATGGGAACTATTCCCCTCTCAATCGTATCAGCAGACTTACATCCATCAGGCATGTAATCATTTGAAATCATTTTCTTTTCAGAAATTATCTTTCCTTCTGGATTTTTTGAATTTATGGTAATCCCGTAATAATCATCGGTGACGTTCTTGAATGTATTATTGAAAAATGTATAATATTCATCTGGGCATCTTACAGTATCGGTTGCCTTTTTTGGTTCTATGGATTTATTTGATTCATTATATTTACACATATTTGGCATAACCTCAACTGGTAACATTTTTTCTTCTTTTACAACACTTTTATCTTTCATAGAATTTATTTTTACACCATAATATCCTTTTGGTATCCCTTTTTCTGGTATAGTTTTTGCTTTTTCTAGAATGTCTTGGTAAGGATTTTCTGGAATATCTACAGCGTTCTCCAAAACCTTGTCATAGATTGTGTTTCTGTCAGATTGATCACCGTATTCAGCTTTATTCTGCGCATCTGCAACCATACTAGCTTTGGTTTTGTAGCCTTCTTTTTTCGAAAAAAATCTCTCGTATATCTCACGCCCTGCCCACCAAACAAACCCGAGAAATATCACGTATTTCATAAAAAAAGCTATCCGAGAACCAAATATGGAATTTAAACAAATTGGTAAAGGTAATCCGATTTTAGAAAACAACGTACATGTCGCTATGTAACCGGCGAAAAATAACAATACGTATTTATAAACTTCCATTCTATATGTATTATTTGAACATTTTCTTTTGAGAACAAAATTGAATATAAACATGTCACGTAATTATAATAAAAACAATGATAATTCCTGTTAAGTGTTTTACGTGTGGTTGCGTTTTAGCTGATAAGTTTCGCTATTTTCAAGACGAAGTTCGTCGTATTAAAATACAAAAGGGTCTACAGATCGACAAGGTGGTTTATCTGACTAAAGAACACATGGATAAGACTCCAGAGGGATATGTTTTAGACAAAATTGGTCTAACAAATGTATGCTGTAGAAGACATATGTTGACTCATGTGGACATTGAATAGTAAAAATATCAGGGTAATATATAATAATGAAATCGCAAAAGAGTCGAAAAAATTTTCGTAAAAACAAAAGGATGCAAGGAGGAAATGCGTTTTATGCGCCGTCCAATTCTCAACTTATTAATAATAATGGGGCGCCAATTGATAACATAGGTAAACCAATCGCCTTTAACACAAGCACCGGGGGTGTTGGTGTAGATCCGCTTGCACCGGCAAATATAATTGACTCTCGTCTCATTCCCCAGCAACGTGGCGGAAAAAAATCGAAAGGCAAGAATCGATTTCTTAGCAAACGTAATAAAAAGAATTTGAGAAAAACGCGCGGACAAAAGATAAGAGGCGGGCTCGGATTTTCATCTCTTGGCGCGATTCCGGATTTTTTTTTGGGACCTCGGACTAGCATGAATCAAGTTAGTTCGTTTGGTTCAACCGCAGGGGGGATGCCGTATGCTGAACGTCAACTTACGGGAAAGGGGAATTTAGATGGACCTAGCCTTCTTCCTGACATGGGTCCTCCGTCGCAAGCGAAAGTATAATAATTTTCTAAAGATATTACATAAATGGCTGTCGCCGGTTTACGTAATTTATGTACCCCCTCTTATGTTTATTTAGTCATTTCCGCAATCGCGTTAGTGGTAATGTTGTATCAAAATATTGGAAACGTAGATAGATATTGCGTGGGATCTCAAACTTGTTCCGTTTCGAGCACTGCTATTATTTTTGTAATAAAGGCAATTTATATTTTGTTCTGGACTTGGATATTGAATTTGATATGCCGCGCGGGAGCACCTGGTATCGCTTGGTTCTTGGTTCTCCTTCCGTTTGTTCTCATGTTTGTTCTCGTTTCTCTTTTATTCATAACAAATTAATAAATTGATCGGATAAATATACAGACATATATTATACCAATAATCGGATATAATATATTTTAATGAAAACGGTTCGACGAGGCGCAATAAGCAAACACCGAACAATAAAACACAGAAATCGTGACGCAATAAAAGGTAAAATTATTAGCAGACGGGGAGGATGGATAATCGCTGAAATTCGTGGTGAACCTTATGAACGTGGTTTTGCACATGGGGTTATTTTGAACAAAGAGCTCGCGCGTTTGAAAACGGTTCTACCGTTTCTAGTGAAAAAAACGTTCGCCCCGGTGAGTTTCGAAAACTATATAAAGACGAGCAACCGTTTAATAAAACCCCAAATAAGGCGTCATTTTCCCGAGTTTTTCCAAGAGTTATGCGGAATTTCGGATGGGGCTTTGGTAACGGGAACAATTATCTCATTGAACGTGTTGGTCGCGTGGAATGCATTCATGAGTTTATATTCTTATTTCAAGGACGGACCTAAGCGTGAACGATGTAGCGCATTCATCGCCACAGGATCGGCAACAGAGGATGGGAAAATCGTAATGGCACACAATAGTCACTGTGATATGTTATCCGGTCAATTATCAAATATTGTTTTGCGCGTATATCCGAACAAAGGTCACTCTTTTGTTATGCAGACGTCTCCCGGTTTAATAGCGAGCGTATCTGATTGGTTTATTTGTTCATCGGGAATAGTAGGTTGCGAGACAACGATTGGGGCGATTAACTATAAGCCCAAATTTGGAGTCCCGTTTTTTTGCCGCATTCGCCAAGCTATGCAATATGGAAATACCTTGGATGATTATACCCGAATCATATTAAAACGTAACGCGGGCGATTACGCATGCTCTTGGCAGCTTGGAAGCATAAAAACCAATGAGATCATGCTTTTCGAAATCGGATTGAAGGTTCATAGTATACGTAGAACTAAGGATGGGATTTATTATGGAATGAATGCAGCAATCGACGCTGAATTACGTGAAAAAGAAACGACGGACAAGGATTTATTGGATATAGCGACCTCGAGCGGATCTCGTAGTGTGCGTTTGGAATATTTATTGAACAAGCAATATTATGGTAAAATTAACTCAGAGATAGCCAAGGTGATTCTGGCTGACCATTTCGATATGTATTTAAAAAAAGACGAAAAAAATGAAGTTTCTATATGTAGACATGATTACTACGTGATCGATAACAAACATAAAAACACGAGCGAATTGTTTGGCGCTACGGATGGAAAGGTCGTAGATTCCAAGATGGCACGTGATATGACATTCGAGGGAATCATGGGATCATCGTGCGGCGTCGGGTTTAATAAGGATCATTTTGTGAAGAAGCATCCGCATTATAAGGAATGGGGGGAACATTTGGAGAATATACCGAAGCATCCTTGGACAAAGGTTTGAGACTTGTATCAAACCGACTGACAAGACTTTAAAGTCGACTGTAAAAGGATATAATAGACTTTGAATGTTGAGTGAAAAAGGCTGCAATGATGCAGCCCTTTTCTTTTTTTATTGGATTACCTGGGTTGGCTTTTCAGAGCCATAGTGTAGCTCTTACCTTCGATTAACGTCCCCGCGATTGGCTCAGTTTTTCCATTGCGCGCCCACGCTGGCATAGTATCAATTCCCCACTGTTCTGACCGTGTGAGAACATACCAGTTGAAGAAGATCCAACCAGATTCTTTATGGAATTCTCCGCTGAATTGTTGGTTTGACGCAATTAAAACCTCATTGCGCCAATCTTGTCTGCTTCTTCCAGCGCGGGAATCTGCGTTGGCAATAGAACACAACGCAGCTTCCCGCAAAGCGGCGGATTTCTTAGGGTTGACGTTCAGAAGATATTTCTGAATATCTTTTTTGGCGCGCTTGACTGCGCCGAACTCTGTGCTTGGCAATGACATGATTGTGTGTATATGTTTATCAGTCTTCAGTTCCCAGAAAAGTCTTTCAATTTTTTGGCATAATTACACACCTAATGTTCAAGACGTACAAAATATATAAGGATTGTGTATAATAATATCGTAATGAGATTTTCATATTTTGTTTATGGGTTGTTTTTATCGTTATCCGCTGTAACATGCAATAACATAAATACTACCATTGAACATAATAACCATTTAGATAAAAGAGATCTAAGATTTAAGAAAATTATAAAAATAGTAAGAGTAGCCGCGAAAGTTGCAGCAATTGCGTCTACTGGCGGAGCCGCTGGATTAGTCGCCGCGGGCTCTAAAATGGCTATAAAAATGGCTGCTAAAAAAGTAAAACAGAAATTAATAGAAAGGGC